TGTTGCTAGTGCGAGTAGTGGATCTGCTACATTAATTGTTGTAGAAGATACTGTAGTTGTTGTTCCTGATACAGTTAAGTTTCCAGATAACACAACGTTACCTGAGAAGGTTTGTCCACCTAGTGCATCTGATTTTAATTCACTTGCACTTACGCTGTTTGCTGCTATCTTTGTTGCGTCTATTGCATTGTCTTGTATTTTTGCAGTTGCTACTGAATTACCTGCTAATTGTGCTGTATTTATTAGACCATCTGTAATATAATTTACACTATCAATAGCATTGTCTGCTATATGTCTTGATACTATTTGGTCTGTTGCAATTTTTCCTGAAGTAACATTGTTATCTGCTATTTTAGCTGTTGTTACTTGTGATGCTCCAATATGTATAGTATCTATACTGCCAGTTACTAATTCTGATGAATCTACTGAGTTTGCGGCAAGTTCTGAAGCACCTACTGCTCCAGCTGCTATATGTGATGCATCGATAACATCTGTACCTATTTTACTTGCTGTTACAGAGTTAGTTGCTAGTTCGCTTGAAGCTACTTGTCCTGCTCCAATTTTTCCTGCAGTAACAGAGTTAGGGGCTAAATGTATTGCATCTATACTACCTGTAACTAATTCTGCTGAATCTACTGAGTTTGCTGCTATGTGTCTTGCAACTATACTGTCTGTAGCTATTTTTGTTCCGTTTATATTGTTGTCAGCAATGTTTGCTGTTAAAATTGTATTTGCAGCTATCTTACCACTTGTTATAGCAAGGTCTGCAATATCTGCTGTCGCGATTGTTCCATTGACTATTTTTGCTGAAGTGACAGAATTATCTCCGAGTTTGGCAGTTGTGACAGCTCCCGCGGCGATTTTTGCAGTAGTAACTTGTAAAGCTCCTATGTGTATCGTATCGATAGAGCCAGTAATTAATTCTGCGCTGTCAACACTGTTTGCTCCAAGTTGAGTGCTAGTGATACTCCCATCAGCAATATGATGGGCAGTAACGTTGTTTGCAGCAATTTTTGCAGTTGTAACCGCATTTGCCGAAATGTGAATTGTGTCGATACTACCAGTAGCAATTTCACTTGAATCGATTGAATTTTCTGCTATTTCATTCGAGGTTATTGCATTTGCAGCTATCTTCGCAGTGGTAACTTGACCAGTTCCAATGTGTATTGTGTCAATACTTCCTGATACTAATTCTGAACTGTCTACTGAGTTTGCAGCTAAGCCTGCGGCTGTTACCGAGTTATCTGCTACTGCAGTTACAGCTGTTGATTGTAATTCAGATGCTCCAACAGAGTTTGTTGCTAATTCTGCAGCTGTTACAGAATTTAAAGCTAATTCAGAAGCTGTAATAGCATTAGCCGCAATCTTACTTGCAACTACACTATTGTTACCTATTGAATCTTGTTGTACTAAAAACTTACCTATTAGTGGCATTTTATGTTTGCTCCAAATACGATAGAACTATGTCTACTCCACTTGTCGTGTTTGATTGGCATTTTAAAATATCCCCCGCCTCTAAAACGACTTTCGCATCTCCACCTATTGGAGCTAGGGTTGAACCCGCTGGTATCTCTACTCCATTTACGATTGAGGCGTGATGGTTGGCACTCGCATTGTATAATTGAACAGTTGCTGTAATGTCTGCTCCTGCAACATTACAGATATATAAACCAATAATTGTTGTTGTTGTAGCAGAAGGACAAGTATACACAGAAGCTAGTCCTGTACCTATATCTACTGCTGTTTCTGTCTTAAATGCTGATGCCATAATTTTATCCTAATGCTATTGAGAAAGCTACAAGGTCGTCTGTTGTTAACGCTCCTGGTACATGACTGGCTAGTATTACTACTGTACCGTCTGCTTTCTTTGTATAAATTCTTTGGTCAGCCACATTCATAGCAATTTCATGAGTTTGTAAATCGCTAGTCTGTGGCACAGATGATGCTGTTTCTGACCTTTTTGGTTTAATAACTTGAGCCATTCTTAGAATGTGCCTCCGTCTATGTTATTACTCCATGCTATTGTTCCGTTCGCTCCAACTTGTAGAACTTGTCCTACTGAATTTGTTGAATCGTATGTTCCGATTGATAAAGAAGCAAATGAGCCACCTGTATTAGCACCATATAATAGTACTCCTTCTGGTACAGAGGTTACTCCTTTTAATCTTAATGTGTCTGAGTTAATTTCGATTGATGCATCGTCAACATTTACAGATAATGTGTTTCCTGTTTTTCCAAGACCTACACCTGCTGTAACACTACCAGCTCCTGAGAACTGTGTAAATCCTAATCCAGTTGTTCCTAGTGTTGCTGAACCTGTTACATTTGAAAGTACAAAACCTGCGTCTGCACTTACTGTTCCTTCTTCAACAAAGCAGAAAACTCCACCAGTCATATCAGCTGATGAGTCATTATCTATTGCTCTTGTTAATACAAAAGGATTACTTCCGTCACCAACTGTTGTTACTGTATAAATACCATTTTCTGTTGTATCTGTTTGATTTTTAACAAGTATTCTATTACCAGTAGTTGGGGAGACATCATCTATTGATATAGCTCCATTAGCATCTGCTGTTATAGTAGCGCCTACGCCTGAAGTACCATTATTATAGGTTGAAGCTATGTTTGCTGTTGTTGCAACTCTTACTGAATCTTTAATATCTAGTGCTTGTTTTACTGCATCTACATATCCTTTATTTGCTGCATCTGTTGATGCTACAGGAGTTCCTACGTTTAGGATTTTGTTTCCACCTGCATCTACAGTTTGTGACCCAGCAATTGTTAAACCACCATCAAAGTCTACTGACGGTGTAAATGTTGTTGTTCCAGTTACAGTTATGGTATCTCCACCTGCATTACCTAAAGTAACATTTCCATTAAAAGTTGAATTTCCGTCTACGTTTAAGTCGGAATCAAAATCTACATTATCTTGTGCATTTAATGTACCTGCTATAATTGTATTACCAGTACCACCTGCTACAGAGAACTTGTTAGTGTTAACTGTTAAATTACCTGTTGAAGCTATTGAAGTGTTAGAAGTTAAAGAACTAACTGTTGCTGCACCTGATACATCTAATGTACCATTTAAGTCTACATTTTTACCTAATTCAATTTCTTCACTACCATTTGTAGTGATTAATTTAATATAAGAAGTTCCGCCTTCATTAATATCTAATGCTGCTGCGTTATCATCTAGTATAGTAAGTGAGTTAGCTTGAGTTGCTAAGTTTAATGTTCCACCATGCTTAAGAATTAAGTCTGCTGCTGATGTTATTGTGATGTTTCCGCTTGATACTGTTTTTAGTTCAAAAGCTGCGGATGTAGTTGCTATAGTATTATTAGCACCAGTAATTACTGTAGAACCAGTTTTTAACTGATCTATCTTACTGTCTGAGCCAACTATTACTGCTGAACTTGCAGTAAGCGTACCTGCTGAATGGTCAAGCATTGCAACATACAAATCTCCTCCGATTGTTGTTACTGCGTTACCGACTGCCGGTGAGCCTACAAATAGCTTTTGCGAATTAGAAGAATATGCTAATTCACCAGCACCTAATGAGGTAGGAGCAGCGGAGGAGCTACTTCTTTTAATTTTTATGGTTTGTGCCATGATTATTTCCTATCGAGCTATTAAAAGCCCCCTGCGTCTACCGTATCTGAGTCCGCTGATTCGTTCCCTATCATTATAGGCACAAATTCAAAGTTTCCGGTTGATGTTTCTCGGTAGATCTTTAACTGATTATCGTCAGTGTCATAAAATAAATCTCCTTCTGCTAGATTTGTTGTATCTGCGGAGGGAGCTGTTGTAGCAACATAAAATTGATTTGCTAGAAAGTTAAGTGCATCTTCTACATTATCTTGTCCTCCAAGAGTCCCTACAGGACTTGAGAAAGTTATAGTAGAAGCGTCATTCACTGAAGTTGCTATAGCAGAAGAAATTGTAAGCGTAGTAGTTTGAGATGAGGCAGTTATTGAGCTATTTTTAGGAGTTATAGTTACTGTGGTTGCCATTATCTTGTTACATTTGGTGTAACTCTTGCTACACCCTCGATTACTCTAGTTATACTATTTGCTGTACTATTATGTAATTCTAAATCGTAATAATATTTACCTGCTGCAACATTCGCTGTAATGGCGTGTCCTAAATTCATAGTGAGTTTGCCTTGTGGAGCTTGTGTTATTACGCAAGTAAATGTTGCTGTAAGAGTATCTGAGGTAGGGGAAGGTCTAAGTTGTGCGGATGCACTGTGCTGAGATAAATTGATTGCTGCACCATCTTCGGCAAGTGCAATCTCAAGGGCGAAATCCGCTCCCTGGTCAATAACTATATCATATTTTCCTGCTGCCATATTGTACTCCTATATGCTAAATTATATCAAAAACTTGAGGTGATGTCAAGAATTATTTTTGAGGGGTAGTTAGCAAACCCATTTTACTGAGGAACATGATATCGAGGACCGTATAAAGCAGTAGCAAAATTAATGTTTAGTCCATCAATTTTGTCAGTTTCTTGTAATATAGATTTTGCCCAATTTAACATTATAGTTTCCGTTACATTTTCATAAGGAGTTAAAAAGCCTGACATTTCTCCATTTGCTTTTGCTCTCCAAGGCAATGGAACATTAAAAGTTTTTGAGTAAACTAAATCTGATTGTCCTTCTACTAAGTGACTAGCATTTCCACTTGTACCGTCTGTGCCTGTAACTTTTACGGATACTGTTTTTACCATATTGTTTTCTCTTACTCTAGGCATTTCCTGATTATTTACAAAGTGTTGTGTTTCATGTCCTACATACTCGTAAGTAAAAGTAAACTGCACGTCTAGTGTTGTTGTTACTGCGTTTCCTTCACTATCTGTTCCTGTTTGTATTATATGATTCATTATCTTTTTTCCTCGTCAACTGTTTGTATTATATGATTCATTATCTTTTCTCGTCTATTTGCTGCACGTTATGTGCAATATAGCCTATATTATTTCCGCCTCTTACTACATAAGTATCATCATCTTCTACATCCATATTATGAGTAATACAAGCTGTTGTTATTCTAGGTATCGCAAATATTTCTTCTCTAGTTCCATTTTCACAGATTAAATAGTCCCCGACTACTAAATCTTCTACTTTTACAAATTTAAATACGCCATCTTTAAATGCTAACATTGGATGTTCATTTGTAACTTTTAAATTGTAGTTAATCCAGTAGTAATTGGTATGTGCGTGAGCATCTGTTCTTTCTATTACTGTAGAGTTTCCAAATGTTCCGCTTCCAATCTCTGTTGCAGTCCAAGTTTTCCAAGCATCTTCATCAAGTGATAAACTTGAATGTTTAAATGATTTTACGCTTTCTCCAACAGATACGGTTTCTATAGCTTTTAATGAGCCATCGGCCATGACCACAGGAGTGCCTTCTACAAAACAGCCGCCACCGCCTCCGCCGCCGCCGCCACCGCCACCGCCTGGATTACCAGTTTGAGTAGTAATTGTAAATACCTCTGAAGATTCTCCAATAATCACAGTTGAAGATCTTGTTGTTGAGTTAGTAAGTGCTGAAGTAATTTCAACATTAATATAACTTCCATTTGCAATTTGAGAATTAGCTGTTCCGAAACTGCCATTGTCTATTTTATATCTTGTAAATGAAGTATTAGATATGTTTACAGTTTTTGTTCCCGCAAATCCTCCGACAACTTGCGTATTTGAATAAAATGCGGTATTTAATGCTACTCCTGTCTGGTTAGCAAAACTATATACAGGATCAGTTGTTCCAAACTTAATAAATCTAGCTTCAGCTCTTAAAGTATCAGGACCTGAATCTGCCTGGGCTCTAATAAATATTGATACATTACCCGAACCTGTATAAGTAAATGCTATTGGCATATTACCTGAAGCTACTGGAGAAGTATTAGTATATAATCTTGTGCCTCCGTTAAAAAGTAAGTTTCCTGCTGTATATTGGTGAAGTTGTGGTGTTTCATAAATTAAAGTCCCTTCACTAGAAGTACTTGTACCTGTTCTTGCTTGAACACTAATTGTTTTAACATAGTGAGTTTCTCCAATAACTCTAACAAATCCTTGATAAAAACCTGGTCCACTTCCTACACTAACAACATGTTTATTATCCATTATGTTTGTAGACCATGAACCAATAACAGAACCAGCTACATTAGCACCTGCTGAAGGTAGTACAAGTGTTCCGTTTACAACTATATCATCTCCTTCTAGTGTACCTTTAAATTTAGCGTTTCCAGATGTATCAATCATAAAAGTATTTGCGGAAACAAAACCGTCTGACCCTAATAGTATACCTCCAGTATTTAAGAAAGATCCATTTCCTTGTGTACTATCACTTGTAGTAAATTGACCAACAATTCCACCACCTGCTAAGTGATAAGGAGTTACTGACCATCCACCAATTCCCCCACCAACTACTGTTGATGAGTTATTTACTGCCGCATGAGTAACTTTTGAATCTGCTGTGCTTTGAGCTGTGTTAGCTGCTCCATGTGCTGTATTGGCTTTACTATAAGCGTTTCCAGCTGTTGAGGCTGCTGCTGCAGCTGAGTTAGTAGCTGTATTGGCTTTACTATAAGCGTTTCCAGCTGTTGAGGCTGCTGCTGCAGCTGAGTTAGTAGCTGTATTAGCTTTACCATAAGCATTTCCAGCTGTTGAGGCTGCTGCTGCAGCTGAGTTAGTAGCTGTATTAGCTTTACCAAATGCGCTACTCGCTGTTGTAGCTGCTGCTGCGGCTGAGTTAGTGGCTGTATTTGCTTTAGAGAAAGCACTGCCTGCTGTTGAGGCTGCTGCTGCAGCTGAGTTAGTAGCTGTATTGGCTTTAGAAAAAGCACTGCCTGCTGTTGAGGCTGCTGCTGCAGCTGAGTTAGTAGCTGTATTTGCTTTAGAAAAAGCACTACCTGCTGTTGAGGCTGCAGAGGCTGCTGAGTTAGTAGCTGTATTTGCTTTAGAAAAAGCACTACCTGCTGTTGAGGCTGCTGCATTAGCTGCTGAAAATGCGTTGGCTGCTGTTCCTGCCAATGTTGATGTGGCGGCTGCTGTATTAAATGCTCCGACTGTTATGCTTCCTGAGAATGACCCTGTTGCACCTTCAAGTGCTCCTTTAAATTTTGCATTACCAGAAGTATCTATATAAAACTGATTTGCTGAAATAAATCCATCTGAACCAAGTAAAAGTCCGCCTGTATTCAAGAAAGCAGCATTACCTTGTGTACTGTCACTAGTTGTAAAGTTTCCTACGATAGCTCCACCTGCTAAATGGTAAGTACTTATGCCCCAACCACCAACACCACCTCCAACAATAGTTGAAGAGGAGTTTACTGTTGCGTGTGTTACTTTTGAGTTTGCAGTTGAATGAGCTGAGTTAGCTGCTCCGTGTGCTGTATTACCTTTATCAAAGGCTGAGTTAGCTGTTCCGTGTGCTGTATTACCTTTATCAAAGGCTGAGTTAGCTGTTCCGTGTGCTGTATTACCTTTATCAAAGGCTGAGTTGGCTTGTCCAAAAGCTGAGTTGGCTTGTCCAAAAGCTGAATTTGCTTTATCATCATTTGTAAATGCAGCATCGTTATTTAGGTCAGATATATCTTTACCTGCAATACTAATAAAGTTTGCATTAATAGTACCAGTTGTTATTCTTCCGCCATCGATGGTTGTTGTTCCACTAGACCCTAAGTCTCCTGCTGTTATTGCAGTAGTCGTATTACTACCGTCTGTTATTTGGTTAGTTCCTGTAAATGTTACAAGTCCTGTAAAGTTTTGTCCTTGGTATGCTTGTGAGAATGAAATCGTTGGAGTACTATCATTAAACTCATCTTCAACGACACTCCAATAAGCATACCAATATTTATTCGAGTTGCTACCTGTGTATGTTGGTTGTATCTGATTCCAATTTGTTCCACCTGTACCAATTACACCACCACTTAATAAGCTAGTGCCAAAATTATATGATACTCCTGCATTTGAAGGATTGGTAGGTGCACTACTAGATGCTGATTGATAATAAATATATCCAGTAGCAGTTCTTGGTCCAGTTCCACCTGGAGATCCATCATCTCCTGATTTTGATTTTGTAAAAGTTTGTGCTTTTGTTACTGTTAGCTCGTTCTCTATATTTATAGAGTATTCAATTTCTGCAGTATTTGCTGAAGCTGTAAATGAACTATGATTACCTATTGTAACATTAGCACTGTTTGTTGCTGTATTAAGTGTAAAACTACCTACACTAATATTAGTGTCAGAATTAGTTGTTACTGAGTATTGGTCATTAGTAGGTGTGCTTGTATTTGCGACAGGAGTTAATCTTGTGGCTCCTCTAAATACTTCTATAAATGTTCCTGAATTTGTAAAGTCTGATACTACACCTAATTTTGTAGCAGGGAAAGTATGAGCTTCATTTGATATTATTGTACTATATCCAGGGCTTCCTTGTTGTAAAGAAGTAATTGTTATTGAATCAAAAGCTAATTGAGTTTGGTTTCCCTCTGCTACTCCTACTGTAATTGTTTGTGGATTAGTATTTATACTTGAAGGTATACTAAAAGAGAACGTATCTGCATCTCCTGCATTTCCATCTGTATAGCTAGTTTCGTCAGATATACCATCCCCTGTAAATTTAAAGTAAGGATTACTAAAGTTTTGTGCGGTTGCAGTTAAAGTAATTGTTCCACTTGGCGAAGGCGCTGTACCTCCAGAGTTATATGCTATAGAATAGTCACTTGCAGTTAAGTTTACTGTTCTTGAATCTGAACCTGCACCTGCTGCTCCTGGTATACTTTTACCTAGTGATATTACTCTTGTTGCTATAGTTTCATTGCTATATCTATCTGTAATTGTTACGGTAATAGTAGCATTTGTTTGAGTTATACCACTTACAGTTATTACACCTGTAGAAGAATTAATTGCTGAAGTACAATTTGAATCTGTTTTGGATAGTCCAAAAGTATTAAGAGCAGTTCCACTATTAGCAAATGAGTAAGCTATCGATCCTTTCTTTACTGTGTATAAGTTTGAAAAACTTCCAAAGTCACTTACAGCACCTGCAGAATCTGCAGGAAAGTTATGGTTTTCATTTGTTCCATTAACTGTATATGCATCTGTTCCTCTATTACCACTAGCATAGTTTATTATTGAGAAAGTTCCGCTTGTATTTGCTACTTCTCCTATAATAGTATCTTTTATTATGTTTGGTTGTATTCTTTGTGCAAAAATATTCTTATTAGATAAATTTGCAGTTGGATTATAGGCAACTTCTAATCTTGTGTTATCGTATATATGATTGATTGTTGCTATAAAATGAGTAGAGCCAGTATCAAACTTAAATAAGTCTCCTGCTTCGTACTCTGTTGTAAAACTTGTCCCTGTACCTGTTACTAGTGAACTTCCTGCTGTTACTGTGGCTGTACCTGTCTTTTGTACAAAAGCTGTTGCATCTAAATTTTTAGCAAATCTAAATGTTTCTGCTCCGCTGTTGTCTACAACATATTCAATTGCTTTTAGCGGGTCAGTAGTATCACTGTAATCCCAAAGTAAATATCCAGTGTTTCCACTAGGTAAATTTGCAAAGCTACATGAAGTTTGTGCAGTTGTTCCACTTGTTACTGTTATTGTTTGTAAATCACTTTCTGCAGGAGTAAAGTTATATGTGCTTTCTGTAAACTGTACTAAAGCATTGGATGAATCTATATTAAAACCTGATGTTAATATACCACCTTTTCTTGCGATAGGTTCTAGATTTTTTGCAGGTTTTTCAGGGTTAATAGTAATTCTTTTTTGTATAAAAGGAGAGGGTTGCCCTGCAGTATTAATAGTTCTTATTCTTATAATATATGTACCTGCTTTTGGTATATCTTTAAAAGTATAACTTTGTCTTTCAGGAGATACATCAACTCTATCAAAAGTAGGTTTACCTTGTGTTGATTGTTGAGTAAATAAATTATGTTCTATTTGAAAATTTTGTAAGTGTTCATATGGAGATTCAATCTGAGTATCATTGTCATCAGTTCTTAAACTTAATGGAACTCCCCAATATACATCTAATCTTGGAGCTGCAAATCTCTCTTCTAAAGCACTAGAAATATCTACATCGTCTGCATCATCTATTAATCCCTTTAATACCTTTAAAGTTACATTTCTTGGAGAAGGAACACCATCATCAGCTTGAGGAGGTCTCATTACATCAGGTATAGATGGAATACTCCATCCTCTATCTACTTCATCAAATTTGCCTCTAGTGTGTTTTATTCCTGTAATTGTGAAAGCTTTATTATCTTCTTCTTTAATTTCCCCTATCATATAAGTTTGAGGAGAACCTGCTAATCTTTCTCCACTCGCTGTAGTTTGTGAAATAGCAAAAATTACTTCTTGATTAGGGGCTGCACTAAAAGCTGAACTTACAACTACATGTGTTGCATTGTAAGAACTTATTGCTTTTGTTTCTATTCTAGCATCTTCTGACCAGGCAATATCTAGTACATCTCCATCGTCATCTCGTGCATTTACAGAATCTTCTCTAGAATCTAAATTATATAAAGAGTCTCCACTGTTTTTTGCTTGAAGTATTAAATCTCCTTGTTTGTAGGTTACACTATTTATTACAGCACTTGGCTGAGCTAAATAAGCACCTGATTTAGGGAAAATAAGAGTTAAGTCAGCATTAGCGGCACTGCTTAAAGCAACTGTTCTATCTACAGGAATTACTGTTGTTGATGCTCCACTAGAGACTCTTCCGCTTAATTGTACGTTGTCTTTGTCTGCATCTTGTACTTCTATTAAATCTCCAGGTCTCAGAACTTGACTTCCAATACCACTACTAAAAACTATGACTTCATTGTCGTTGATTTCAGTTAATAAATGATACTTTCCTACTCTATGTGCCTGTGATTGAGAAGTACAACCAAAAGCTAATGTAGTTTTTTCTACTATTCTTCCTGTTTTTGCTATGTTTTCGCTATCTTCTACTAGCTCTACTGCAGGTTTGTACCCATTTTCTGGGTCATTCCAAGTTACTCGTATTTGATTGGCTCTTACTCTTCTAGAGGGGTAAGTATACGCAAATCCTTCTTCTGTTACATTTCCTTTTGTAAAAGTAAATACAGGAGATTTTTCTTGTTGTAAATTGAAAGAAATTTCTCCATCATGCCATAACATTATGCCTCTAAATACACTTAATAATTGTTTAAGTATTTTTATAGCTTCTGCTTGTTTACTAATGTACACATTGCATTCAAAACGAGGCTCAAGTCCATTGTTACCGTCCGATACTAGTTCATCACAATATTTTGCAACTTCAAATAACTGGTATTTATCAATTAAATCTTGGTCTCCATCAACATTTAAATACTTTCCTAATCCATATCTTTCATTAGTAAGAATATCCAAAAATATCCATGCTGGATTATTTGTGTATACGGGAAGATGATTTACATGATTGGGGTCAGAAAACTCTTTTTTATCCCCTCTAAATTTACCATCCCAATCTTGATAAGTGCTTTCAAGAGCTCCTGTTGTTACATTTCTATTGTAAGAAGCTACTGTTGTTCTATTACCATTTTCATCCAAAATATCTCTTGGCACATAGTTTGTTGGTACTTTGCATTTTATACCTCTTATTTCATATGCTCTTTGAGGTACAGTAGTAGCGTCTTTAGAATCTACCATTATAGCAGCTAAAGCAGTATATGGGTAGTTTAATTTATCTTCTATAATTGCTTCCGCAAAACTGACTTGAGTTATATTGTTATAAGTTTTATTAGTTATTTTGTAAGGGTCAGGAGTATATCTTCTAACTTTTACAGTAAAAGCATCGAAAGGTTGAAATTGCTCTGTATCAAAACTAAAAACTGTTGCAAATTGTGTAGCAATTTTTCCTGAAATTATACCATCATGCGCTGACATGTTAACATTTACAGGTCTAGATCCATCTTTTTCTCTAGGAATAGATGCCATGTCATCAAGTCCAAATACTGTTTCTTCAAAAGTTTGTCCATCTCTTGTATATGAGAACATTATTCTAAGTTCTACCCAAGCATTTCCACTGTCACCATCTGAGGAGTCACTATTATATAGTCCTGCTGGATGATTGATAGTAATTTTTAATTGATCAATAATAGAAGGGTCTGATACATTAAAAGAACTGGATGAAATATTAACACCTGCATGTGTTATTGCATCCATTTCTTCACCAGCAGGGTCACGTAGAGCATTATTTGCATTTCTAGGTTCGCTTGTCATACCTAAAGCGCTTTGGCTTGAGGCAGGTAAGTCGGAGCCTATTGATACTCCAACTGCTCCTGAACCGACTCCTTCAGGTGATTTTATAAATTTTTGATTTCTATGTCCAGTTCTAAATGCGTACGAAAAATTATTAAAGTTATATATAGGGGCGCTGTCCTCACTTAAAGTAGGAGAACTTAAAGTTGTAGGAACATTGGTTCTATCTACACCTTGTCCTGTAGGAGCTATAGTAGCGTTACTACCACTAAAAGAAGCTGCTTGGTCTACTAAGTCTACAGTTGTTACTGCATTAGTAACTGTTGTTTTAGGTGGTGGGGAAATGTTAACTGTGTTGTTTGTGCTATCAAATGATGTAATAGTTGCAATATGAATTCCGCCATCTAGTCCTGCTCCTGCGATTCTTATCTTAGGTTGCATGTCAACTAGAGTTGTTAAGTTTCCTGCTACATGAGTATTTGCAAAGGTTATTCCTCCGCTAGAGCTAGGGGTTACTAAATTTGTATTTGCTGATACATTAGCATTACCAACTGCCGCTCCTCCATCTATTCTTACATATCTTGTTCCATCATTAACTGATAGACCTGAAAACATGTTTCCAGATTGATTATCTGTAATTGTACCAGTACTAGCATCATATGAAGTATTAGAACTCTGTTTAGAAGTATAGGTAGTACTTAATGTTTTATCGAGTACAGGAGTTCCATCTAAATAAATAGTATACGCTCCATCTACTAAACCTTCAATTTCTCCTTCTGATAGTACATCGTAAACTACTGCAGATTGATCAATTATTTCTGATTTTTTCTTTAGAGGCAAAGACCCCTTTGCGCTACCTGTACCTACTACTCCTGTTCCGAATCTTTTATTACTCATATTATTTTATTTTTTGTGCTGCAGCGCTGC